CATCAATATTTTGCTTGGTTAATCTGAAGATGCTACCTAAACTATTCACATATTGAACATACTTAGCCTGTTGGGATAAATCGTTCGCTATAGAACTTAAACTAAACTTAGTGTCGAAATTCTTTTTAATCTGGCTAGTTGTTGTTCCAGAATCCTGGATCGCTTGAGCTACACCTAAAGTGTTGTATCCGCTTAGAATGTATTCAGATGGGTACGCAGGTCTTAGGGATCCAACGGCTCCAGTGTAAAGTGCATTTATAGCAGTGAATAGGACCACATTGAAATATCTATAGTCACCAGCCCCCAACTGATCCTCACCATATGCCAAAGCATGGGCTACATTAGGCATAGTTAGTAATATTGCTTTATAGTCATCAATAGTTACTGCTCTATCTAAAGCTGAATAAATTTTAGGCGCATTGTACCTAATTGAATCTATTGATTCAAGATCAGAACCTCCAACTGCACTTTCATTTAGATAGAAGTTAATATTCTCAGGTACTAGAGAATTCTCAGGGGTGAATGTAATATCACCTGTCTGCATAGTTATTTGGAGGTCTTTCGAGTTATACATATTTCCACCGACGCCTGCTGTCGATAGATATGTGACTTCAATTACTCCGGTTGGTATTGCAGATATGATACCATCGCCGAATTGAATTTCAATATTACCTTCGGCGTTTGTGCTTATCATACACTTGTAGTTTGTGCTCTTAACTAACTTACCACCTAAATAGGATGGGGCTGTTGATTGATCTGGATTGTATAGTGTTCTTCTATCAATATCCCAAGCAACACCATCAACAGTCACAACAGTTATTCTATTTTCTGGAGTCTGATCGCTCAGTGGGTCTGAATCTCCGAAGTATTCTGAAAAGGTAGGATCTGCTATTTGAAATCTTTGGAAGATTTTACCCTCTTCAGCGGTAAAACTTACGGTTTTTATTGAACCTTGTACAAGGCCAGCCCCGCCAGCGGGTGCAGTTACTTTTCCAGTGGAATCCCATTTGAAGGTATAATCATCCAGTGCAATGAAAGGGTTGCCATTAACAGAGAACGTGGACTTCTTGAATATAGTGAAGGCTCCAGAATAGCTACCAGCGGCCCCTGTAAGGACCACATAGAACGAAGCCCCCGCAGGTACAGGTCGTCGTATAGAATAGCCCTGTGAGGACGCGCTGATGATTGCTGAGGATAATTTTGTAGCTAATGGTGAGTAGCTTTCAAGTAGGCCGGATTCAATGCCTCGATATAGTAGTTCAGTGTATGCTGAGAACAATTCATGAAGCATTCTTCCAGTACTAGAAGCGAAGAAATCCTGAGTCCTAGGTGACTGTAAGTTAAGAATAGCTGCAATTTCAGATAGCGTATCCTCATAAGAGATCTTACTATAATCTAGGAATTGAATGTTTCTATCATCTAATTGTTGTGCGGCCATGTACGATATTTAGAATTAACCAGAGTATCTATTCATGTCTTTTTTAAGTCTAGATAGATTACCCTTTTCTAGTTTCAATTGTTCCCGCAATACACCTAGGGTTGTAAAGAATGATTTTATCTCATCAATTAGCAAAGCAGCAGCTATAACATTCAACTTGAATGGTAGAAAGTAGATAAATTCGGCAATATCTAAGAAGCTGTTAGTAGAAGGAACACCTAAAGACATCAAGGAAGACTCGTTATTCTTTATCCTTAATTCAAGTAGTCTAATTCTATATTGGCATCGACTAACAGCATTTTTCTTAATATTGTATGCCATTCCATCAGAGTATGGTATCATAGAATACATAGTAGCGAAACTATAATTCTGGTAGTCTTTTAGAGTTTCTTCTGTCTGTAGTAGTTTGTCTATATTTGATATTGTAGTATTTAATTTCCTAGCAAGTATAGAATAGAAATTCTTTGTCTTAATTCTATAGTTATATTCACTCTCTTTAAAACCAAAATATATATCAGAATTAACCTGCTGAGATTGCATTATTGCAGCTATGGCGTCTAGCGTGCTTTGATCAATGTCGCTGAAACTATCATCGTATTCTGAGCTTGCAGGGTCGTTACTTGAAGAATTTCTACTACCGAACAACTTCTTAATCTCATCTAACTGGTTATGTGCTTGTAATGCCAGTAGTTCAGTATTGTTCTGATACGCACCCTGGTCACCCGTTGATGTTATTGAACTATCTGGAGTTGCACTCGGATTTGGATTATAGCCTCTTAGTAATTGAGCCTCTCTTAATCTTCTTGCCTTAATATCGCTAGGTAGATTTACAGCTTTCGTTTCAATGTATCGAGCTAAGTCTACTGCTTTATTTGTTGAAGATATTAGTATTTTCAACATATCATCAATCTGAGATGAATTTTCAGGAGTTGACATGTTCTTGGCGAAGAAATAAGAAACGATAGCGGTAGAGATCTCTTTGGGGTATTGACTAGAATCAAACCCCTTCATGTTCTTTAAGAACCCAACCAAATCAGTGACCTGTTTTTTTAGAATGAGATCCGCATTGTCTTCGGTTATTGATACGTTTGGGTTAGATTGATACTTTGCAAGAGCTGCAGCTCCGCTTAAACCATTCAAAGGTAGAAGTGCATTAATGGTATCCTGAGATACATTAGCTGAGGCTAATAGGTCCTTTAATGGGGTACTACCTTCAGGTATATTAGATAACTCGGATAGAGTTAAATCATACCCAATATATAGTATCGTATTATCTGGTTGTACTATGGGATTTTGGCTATCTAACTTGGAACTCTCACCTGCAGTGGCTGTATATGTGTTTGCTGCGTCTGAAGTAGATAGGTTTTCATAAACCATCAACTCATCATCGCCACCTATAATTAGACCGTTAGGTAATTTTGTTATATTGCTCTGAATATGAACAGGATCATACTTACTGAAGGTGCCACCCCATGTACACCCATTAGGAGTCGCTTGATTCCCAACTAACGCAAATACATCATTAGCGTTTACGTATATGTTGGTGTTTGGTATCTTCTGAGTAGCCGATGCGCTATATCCGCTAGTGTAAGAACCAGGATAACTAAAAGGGCTCCCGTTCAGATTTAGTGTATAGTCAACAGCTAAGCCATATAGGTGCTTAGAATGTCTAGCTCCACCGACTGCTGCATTTTCAGCTGGTGATCGCCTACCACAAACAACAATAATCTCAACCGAATAAGAATGACCTCCGTATACAAAAGTAGAAGGAGTGTCATTGAAAATCTTCTTAATTATCGGTTTGAAACTATCTTCTAATTCATTTAGTTTCTCTGAACCTAGTATTACGGTAGCCATTAATAGACCGCCTTAAGTTTTAGAGAGTACGGCAATATACTCTTAATGAAATCAACGTCTATATTTTCATTGGCCAACTTAGCCGAAGCTATCTCGCCATCACTGCCAAATGTTTCAGCGAACATTGTATCTATGAACTTATTGAGATTGTCATTAGCTTTAACAAGGGGATTAATCCATCGCCCGAACTTATTCAATTCTAATTGAGCTAATAGTTCACTTACTTGATTGTTTATGTTTCCACAGATATAAGAATTACACCCATTCATCGAATCTAGGATATTAACAACGTCAAGTATTGAATACTTTCTTCTTTTTATTATACCGCCATCAAATTTAGCACTGCCACAATTAGGGAATAGCCACCCTATGGTACTATTAACAATCTTACCTAATAGTCTACTCCTAGTTCTCAAGAAATCATTATACCTAGATTCAAGTCTATGTAGTTTAGCCATCGTACTTTCATAAATTTTAGATATGCCGTATTGAGTATATGACCTAGCAAGTTCATTTAGTTTCTTAGCCCCATTGAACAGGCCATTAAATGGATTGAAATTATTCAAAAGCCTATTGATTTTGTCCTGGTCTATAATCTTGATTTTTTTACGACGTTCCAAAAAGGCTATTAAGTCAGCTGCTGAGCAAAGAGTTGGTTCTTCTACGTCTGGATCAGTCACACCCAACTCATCGAATATTGTTCGCATAGATGTCGATGAACATGGATTGATCAAAGCATTAAACATATCAATCATAGGCTTTGATACTATTTCACAATTCTTTAGAAAATTCTCCACGTCGTCTAAGAATGAAAACAAGTCACTAAACTTGAAATTGAAATTAACATTCATCTTACCAGTACTATCCTGCATACCTTTTAGATACGACCCGAAACAATCAAATAGTTTGTTCGTTAGACTGCTTGCAATATCCTTTATTTTCTGGATTATTTTATACAAGGCGTTCAATATAGTCAATGGTACTGCTATTATTGACCTAATCGCCATTAGTAGTATTTGCATAGCTGGAGCTAGTACTCCACAGTAGAACCCTCTAATACCAAGCCCTAATGGTGAATTTGTTATTGCTCCAACTATATTGCGCCCGAATGATTTTGCAGAATCAATTGCATTGTTTATTTTGTCAACACTAGAAGCAATGAATTTAACCATTGCGTTATTTTTTAATAGATTACCAATACCATCAAGTATGTTACTTGTGCAATCCCCAGATATTGAAGTTGCAATTGCACCCATTGAAGCTGAACCAAATTGATAGCACTTATCTATTTTGATACTATCTGAGAAACTTTCTACTTTACCTATTTGCTTACCTAATAGATTTCTATTAGCAATAGACTTTGAAGTCGTTGCTGCAGACTGACCAGCATTAGTTATATCTACAATTGACATTATTTTTATTTAGGTTATCCTAATGGAGTAGAAGACACTAGTAAATATGAAGAGCCTCCAATATGCGGAGATTTAGTATATGGGCATATGGAGGCTTCAGTTATTACCTTGAATTTAGGCAGCGGGATGCCAAGCGGACCCGCTTCGTGACTCAAGACTCCCATATTATCAATTGAAAATTTAGCACCGCTAGAATGGTCTATTACGTACAATCCGGTAGTTTTGTCGTAGGATATTGTAGTTCCGTCCTGGGAATTATATATTTCCTGGTTCTGTTGGCGACTTTGCTTCTGGCCTTTTGTAACTAGAGAGTCACCACTAGCCTTAGATGGATTACTCCATATAGGAAAGTGAATATCTCCATTTTCAAACGTAATATCTACATAAGTTCCAGGTTCTGGGATTGGGTGGGTTCCACTACCACGAGCCCACGGCTGGGCTTTACTAGGCAAATCGTCAGTTAATCCAAATATCTTAACTCGAATATACTGCGATTTCTTCTGATCGGTTTTACATCTAGTTACAATTCCACGATACTGTCCGTTAAAT